TCAGATGCCTTCTCATGCCCAATATAGGCTAAGACACCCAACAGTACGGTCAACACCATATTCCAAAGCATCATCTCCATATCAGCACTTCCACGCCCGCAGGCTCTTGTTGATACGGCTGTTTGGATCGTTAGCGGTTTTAGCGCTAGTTAACTTCTTTTTCATGCCTGTCATGCGAGCGCAAAAAGACTTCTTGCGTGACCCACCTTCGGGTTGCGGAGCCTTTAAACCGGGCTTGCCGGGGTTGGCAGCGTTGTACGATGCCCGCCCCTTTGCGTTTAGCCCGCCTTTTGGGTTCTTGCCTTCTTTACGTTGCCATGCAGGAGACTTAGCCATACATCACCCATAAATAAGTGTCATGGAAGTTGTTCCAGTGACAGTACCGTGCAAGTCAGACTCACACAAAATACCTTCACCGGGCAACGGAATGATGGTGTATCCAGCCGAAGCGCTAGCCGCCGTATTGACAGTTATCAGGATTGTCCCTGATGCCCCGCCTGAACGAATTACAACTGATCCAGCCGTGCCATTAATCGCATAAATTGTCTTAATGCGGGCACGTTGAATCGCAACCCCTTGCTGATTTAGAAAGGGGCCAGTTAGCGCTAGCGGCTGTGTCGCTAGAACGTCGTATTGCATAGTAGGCATCTGAGCCTCCTATTAAACGCTCTGTTGACCAGATAACGGATCAGTTACGTAGTAAAGGATCGTTCCGCCTACAGTGCCAGTGCCGGGAGTACCACCAACAGCGTTTGTGATGTACACGTTTTCTGTAGCGTTAATCACAGAGCCAAGAAGTGTTCCTGAACCAGTTGCACCGGGAGCAAAAGAACCAATAGCAGCGCAAGAAGCGTTGTCAAGAAGCGCATTGGCGGAAGAAGGCGAACCGTCAACGGCTTGGTAGCCTAAGTCAATTTGACCAGTACCAATATCGTTAATAATGATTTGGGTTACAACCGCGCCAGCCGGAAGAATCAGGTCAGGAGCGTTTGCTACGCTAGAAACTTTAACCGTACCGGCAGAGCCAGCAGCGGCGATGTAAAAAGTTGCAGCCATGACGCCGGAACCGCAATATGCTTGGCGGGTTTGATCCCCACCGCCCGAACGCCAAATACTTTGGGTAGTTGAAACAGCCATGTTAGTTTTCCTTTGTGTAGTAGCACATCGTCATGGATTCTCTACTAAGTCTGCTAGGTCAGTATCCATGACTAAAAAATCCTAGTCCAATACAGCATACAGCAAAAGGGGGGTTTTGCAACCCCCCTCTGTCCTACTTAGGCACCCTGCGATCCAAACATACCGAGCGGATCAGACCAGCCGAAGCTGTAACGCTCACGAGCCTTGTAACGTACGTTGCCGGTGTCAAAGTCACCGTCCATGCTGTTTTGCAGCGGGGTACGTACAAAGTGCTTCATGCCGTTGGGCACATCGGTTGTCAAGAACCAAGCATCTGGGTCGGTCAACCAGTGGTTAATTGCGTAACCTTCTGGGATCGAACCATTGTTTTTGATTGCGTTGACATCGTTGTCATTCGTACCAACACGCAGTGAAGTCTCAAGCAAACGAGTTGCAATAAACTGCAGTGAAGGAGGAATAATCAACTTACGGGGCTTAGCAGCGATCAGCAGACCACGCTCATCCGTCCAAGCAGCGATCTGAATAACGGCGGCTTCAAGAGAAGTCTCGTTAAGGTCAGAAGCAACTGCAGGGATGTTGGAGTTGGTACCGCCAGATACGAGCGGGTGGTTGTTAGCGAACAGAGGTACGCCGTCGCCACCGTCATAAGCACCAGAGGTATTGAAACCGTTGTTCAACACGTTAGCGGATTTAACTTGCTTGGTATAAGCCATTGAGCGAGCCAAAGCCTTGGTATAACGTGAAGACAGGCTGTCGTACAGGTTATCTTCGATTGCTTCTTCCGTAATCGAAAAGCCCTGTGCAATGGTTTCGTGGGTATACCGGGCAGTGAAAGCTTCCTGCGCATTGTCATAAGCAATTGCAGCGCCTTCAGACTTGACCGGTGCAGCACCGAAGCCAGACAGCTTGGTTTCTTCTTCGAAGGAACGCTCAGAGTTCTCAGTTTCGTAGATCTCTTTGTGTTCTTCACCGTAACGGTTGTACTCCAGACCAAACAGAGCATTAAGTCCGGGCAGGAGTTCTTTTAGTAGTTGCGAACGTGAAATAGCCATTTAGAATCTCCTTATACACCGAGCGAATTGGTGTACGAATGCACACCCATGTTGAACTTAACAATGATGTCGGGGTAGGCGTCCAAAGCAGAAGCACTGACTACGTCAACAATTCGCATTGCTAGAGTAGAAGTTGCAGCCAAAGAAGCACCGTTAGTACCGACAGCCAAAGCCGTGTTTGCCAGACCAGTTGTAGCGGAACCGCTAAAACCAGACAGCGCAGCGTTTTTGCCGATAGCGCCAGCAGGACCGTTGGTCAGTGTACCGAAGGCTGCGGTGCCTTGAATCTGGTACAACTGGTCAGGATCATCACAAACGCGGATAAGCACGTTTGAGTAGCCGTTGTTAAGGGCGTTAGCCGGGAGGTACTGACCCCACAGGGAATAACCCAAAGTAGGATCGGTGTACTGAACACCCAAGCAAACACCTAAAATGCCAGCATCAGCATCAGTAGCGCCGGGAATATCCATTCCGGTTGGGGAAGCCGTGATTGTTGAAGGATTACCTACGTTATCCAGAACAATTACAGCGCCAGTGTAAAAAGCAGTAGCAACGTTATCCGATAGAACGATGTCACGGATGACGCCGCCATTAAAAGCCTGTCCACCGATCAGATTGATCGGCTTTAGACCGTAAGGGCTAGAAGTAGCAGCCATTTTGACCTCTCAAAAAGTTATTTAGAACCAGAACCAAACCCATTTCCACGCGTTGATGTCGACCTTTTGTCGCTAAACAACGGCATCCGTGGGTCACTTTGTCTTAAAAATGCGTTATCAACAGATTCCGCTTGTGCTTGTGCGTGATTTGCAAAATGTGCATTTCGTGCCATAGCCAGTTCTTCAGCTTGAGCACACAAAAGAAGACCTTGCACCTCAACGTTTCCATTCTTATCGCCTTCGAGCATCAATTCAGGGAAATCCTCTGCTTTGATGGGTTCCCAGTGCTCACGCATTCTTTTGGATACGTTCGTAGACAGCGGTTGCCCCAATAAAGAAGTTGCAACCCAACGAAAACGTAGCCCATCACGCGGCTCTGGTGTTGGGAGAGTGCTAGCCGGAACGTACTCCGTCCGCGCTTCGCGCTCACGTGTTTGAAGCGTTCTAGGTTTGCGCTCTTGCGCACCATCACGACTAATTCTTTCAGACATGGTCAGATCTCCGAGTTAAGTTTCAAAACTTCTCTTGCATACTGTTCATTGGTTAAATTAAATTTCCGAGCCAATGCTTCTTGCGACTTCGTCAATCTAACTTTTACACCTTTGCCCGCAGTACGAGTCGGGGCGGCTACAACGCTAGCCGAGCGTTTCGGTAGTTCTTTCCGCGTCTCTCCGAAATAATCGGGAAACACTTCACGCATGCGAGCATCAATTCGCTCGTAGTAAGCATCAGACCTTGGGTCTAAGCCGTTCTCGACCAGCTTTTTATGCACCCCCAACGCGAGACTGGTCATCTCATCATCTGCCCCAAACCACTGGTTCCGGGCCTGCCATCTAGCCGCCTTTTCGTCGACTCTGGCAGATGATTGTTGTGGCGTTACCTGACTATATACATCTTCTTCAGGGATTTGTAAAGCATTTGGTTTAAAAGATTTTGCTTGTTCAAATCGGTACCGAGCCGCAGCCAGTTCTTCTTGCGCTGCAATAATTTGGTCGGTGTCGTACGATTCTTGGGCTTCTTTAACCTTTTGACGGGCAGCTTGTAACTCTAACTCAGCCTTGGAACTGGCTGATTCGGTCATGTACTGGGCGCTTTGGTTGTAGATTTCCCGCAACTTGCGGTTTTCCTCAAACAACTGCTGGGCTACCCGGGCTGCTTCTTCCCTTTCACGAAGAGCCGATTCTTTGGCGCGTCGTTCGTCATGGCGAGCATGGCTCAACTCCTTAATCCGCTTTTGAACTTTTTCGCTGTACTCCGCGATTTCGTCCTCCGATGGATCTTCGACCTCACGGTCTAACGGCTTGCGGTTGCGGTCTTGCGGTGGGGCATCATCAACCACCTCAAGCTCAATATCGCCTTCCGTTTCAATACTTATAGAAGCTGAGGCATCCTCGTCCTCACGTTCAATGCTGTCTTTATCGTCAATTGCCATTTATACCTCCTGTTAAGCGCGGGTATAGCCGCGTGGATCTTCAACCACTGCCTCGACTTGATCGTCGTTTAGCAAGCGAAATTCCCGTCCATGAATCTTGAACCGGGTACCTGAGTAAGCCCTTACTAACACAAAGTCACCTTCCTTACACCAAGGACCGTTTGGAAACTTCTTTTCGTCCTTATAGGCTTCAGGTCCGACGGAAACCACGAAAAGCACTGTAGTGCTGTGTTCTTCGATTTTTGCGATTGCTTCGGGCTTTAGCAAGTCTGTACCAGCAAACTTGTCTTCTACTTCTGGGATGGCACACAGTAACTTCCAGCCCGTAGGCTTTGGTAACTGGGTTGCCTTTTCTACAGCTTCTAATTCTTCTACTGCTTCAGCGATGTCAGTCATCGGATTCCTCAACTTTCTTTGCAAGGGCAAGTAGGTGTGCCTCTGCTAACGCCAGCCCATGAATGACGCCACAGAGTTTTTGATACTCATCAAAACTTTTGCAACCACCGCCAGCAATATCGTCCGCGTAGTTGTTTAAATCTTCCCTAATTTTTTTGCGTAGAACTTCTACGAAAGTTTGCTCCATTAACCTCTACCCCCTCTTAATTGCTTCGCTTCGATGTCGGCAGCCCGAAGTTGCTGTTCGTTTTCGGCAATAGCAGCCTTCATGGCCTGCTCGTTTTGGATCTCAACAGCCTTCATTGACATCTCCTTCTCCCTCAACTGCAGTTCAGCCTGTTTCAAGGCAGCG